TAAAGAGCAAGAAATTTTTATTCACTTAGATAAAATTGGCATTAAATCTTTGATGAGGTTTTCTATTCGTGTGCTAGACCGCATGCGTATTGATGACTTGAAATCCTCTCGTATAAAGAACGATAAACTTAGAGCAAAAATCTCCAAGTTAAAACTTCAACTAAAGAATGCCAAAAACAAGATAACTAAACGAACAAAATGATTTTAACCTATAAAGTAAAACACAACAGAGATTTCCACCGTGAACTATTGATTGCTAAAAAAATTGCAGAATATGCTTTAGAGAATAAAGACAAGTTGTCCACTAAATATGTATCTCATCTTGGTTTAAAGGCAATTCTTTCCAATCAGATACTCAGAAAATATGGAAGAAATAAAAAAGCCAAGACAGCTAAATCAATAAAGTTGACTATTCCCAATACTGGAATTCGATATATAAATTCAATAATACTTATTTCGTCACTAAAACTCAATGTTCCCTTCACAAATGTCTCTTTTAGGAAAATAAATCAAGTAGAATTAGACGAACTTTATGCTTATATATCTGTAACAGTTGACGAAAAACCAAAATATTTATCAAGCAAATCTATAGGAGTAGACCTAAATACAACTGGGCATTGCGCAGTTGTTGCCATCAAGGAAACGGGGAAGGTTTACAAACTAGGAAAATCAGCAGAATACATACACACAAAATATAAAAATATTAGAAGAAAATTACAAAAAAAAGGATTGTACACGGTTGTAAAAAAAATTAAGGATAGAGAAAATAGAATTTGTAGAGATTTGAACCACAAAATCTCTCGTTTTATAGTCAATCTCGCTGTAAAAGAAAAAGGTAGTCTAAAGTTAGAAAAACTAAAAGGTATTAGTAAAACAAAATCTGTTAAAAGTTTCAAATACGCACTTAACTCTTGGAGTTTCTATCAACTGCAACGGTTTATAGAATACAAATCTCTTTTAGCAGGCGTGTTGGTTACTTACATCGAACCATCATATACGAGCAAATGTTGCTCTAAGTGTGGTCAGGTAGGAACTAGAAACGACAAAATGTTTAAGTGTCCATGCGGACACGTCGAACATGCTGATGTAAATGCGGCTTTTAATATAGCGTTTACATTACCAAGCATAGTTCAATTGCAGAAAGAAAGAGTTTTCTGCAAGGGGAGCACTGATACCCCTAAAGAGGCACCGCAGTTTAGTCCTGCGACCTTATAGTTTTCCCTAGTGGATAAAAATGTCAGCAGATGCGAATTTTTTCGCAGATTAATTTTAAAAAAGAAATGTCTACTCCATACGAAATTAATAAAAAAATTAAAGAACTATGCGAAAAGTATCAAATACACAGTTGTGAATTGCAACTGGACGGTTGTAAAGGTAGTTGGGAACTTCATCCAGCCCATCGTAGGAAAAGAAGATGGTACTTGTCTCATCCAGAATTGCTTTACGACATGCAGAATTGGGTACTCGCTTGCCAGCATTGTCATAACCGACTGGAATTTAATGCCCGTCTTACCGAACAATCTTTCATTCGCCTGAGAGACAATAACCCGAAATTCAATTTTTCTCCAGCTCCTAAGAGAGTTTTTAAAAGTGATTTTCAAACTCCTCACTCATGTATTAATTGTCATCAGACCACTAGTTTTCTTATTTGCCCTTACTGTAAGGAGATTTCCATTATCATTAAATAACTTGACAAAGAGTGAACACTATGTTATACTATGACATTAATCATTAAGTTACCTTATGAATAAAACAGTTAAAACTATAGCGATTATTATTGGGATTTTAATCGTTGTTTCTATGATTGGAAAATCCCCAAATAAAGTTATTACTCCAGCAGAAACTCCTACTCGTATTCCCATGCCAACAGTAGCCCCTACAGCAGTTCCAACAGTCGAAGATAATGCGTCTATGTTTGGAACCAATGGTTACACAAAAACCATGGAATTAGAATACATGGATAGTTGTCTAAATAAAGAGGAATCAAATAACCAATTCTGCTTATGTTCACTTATGATGTTGGAGCAAAATTACTCCGCAAGCGAAGTACAGAGATTAGTTATGGAGGGAAAAATGGTTGAAGGTAAAATTCCTCAAAAAATAATCGACATTGCTTCTTACTGTGTCGAGAAATTTCCTTACTAATATGAAAAAGGGATTTTCTTTAATCGAACTTCTAGTTGTCCTCGCACTTATAGGAATTGTAAGTATAGCCATCGCTACTACAACTCGAGGATTGAATCTTAAAAAAAGCATAGAAACTCAAATACATTATTAATTAAAATACAAATGAGAACAAAAAACGACATCAAAGTCAGAGAAGTATCAACTGACTATCTTATTTCAAAAGGTGACGTAAAAATAAATGTCACCAAAGTAAGTGGCTCAGACCACCTAATTATTCACACTCATAATGGAGACTCAGAATTCTGCTTTCACCTTTCGCAAGCATCTAGAGTCAAAACCATTGGAGAATTATTAATTAAAGCATCAACTTTATGACAGATGAACAAATATTCAAACTTATCGGCAAAATAGCCTTTTGGGTTATTTTAGCCATCGTTGCTCTCAGTTCTATTATGACCATTCCTACTGGTCGTAAAGCCCTTATCACTCGTTTTGGAGCAGTAAATCGTACTATCAATAAACCAGGACTCGCTCTTAGAGTTCCTTTTATTGAAAGCAAAATAGAATACGATACTCGTACTCAAACTATCAAATTTGATAACGCTAAAAAACAAGACGACTATACAGAGACTTCTAGCCTTTTTGCCGCGTCTAAAGACCTACAAGACATCCAAATCGCGACAGTAGTCAATTATCACTTAAATAGTTCTAATATCGCTGACATCTATACTAAATATGGTCGTCAAGCCGAGTACAACAAAAATATTATTGAACCAATTGTCCGAAAGACGGTCAAAGCTGTTGCTTCTCAATATACAGCTGAAGAACTCGTGACCAAAAGAGCCGCCTTCTCAGACGCTATATTTAAGACTTTAACAGAAGAACTTTCTACTCGTGATGGGATTGTCGAAACTATCAATATTGTCAATCTAGAGTTCTCTGAGAGCTTTACCAAGGCGATTGAGCAAAAAGTTACACAAGAGCAAAATGCTTTAGCTGAGAAAAACAAACTCGAAGCTGTTAAGTTTCAAGCCGAGCAAAAAATCGCTGAAGCTAAAGGTACTGCCGAGGCACTTAGAATCGAAGGTGAAGCCATTCGTTCTAATCCTGAGATAGTTACTTTAGAAGCTGTCAAAAAATGGCAGGGAGAAGTTCCTATGGTTATGGGTACTGGCTCCAATCTTCTTTTTAATATACCGACTAAATAATTCACTTCCCCATTTATGGGCATAGATGGGGAGACTGAGTCATTTAATCAAATTATGAAAATGGAAATAAATACTGAATTATGGAATAGGTTAAATCCTGTTTCAAAGTTTTTCTTTATGCTTAGCGGTTTATTTGCGGATATCGCTTTTAGATTAAGCGGTATGAGTCCAAAGTTATGAAAAATATAATTAAAGAATGGTTTAATGAAAGATTTGGATTCTCGTGCGGATTTAGAGCTGGATATAATGCAGGATTAGATGTCGGTGCTGATTTATGTCAAAAAGCTCTTAAAAAACAGAAGGATAAGATAATCCGTCAAATTAAAGCCTTAGGCGAAGAGCCTAGTAGGGCAGGAGTCATTCAAATAATCGAAAAAACTGAACTTTGATACCTTGAAATAGGCTGATAAATATGTTACAGTTTAGACATGCAAATTGAAGTTAAAGCTAAATACAAAGGGTTTTCCTATCTGGTAGTCGCACATGAAATGGGGCATAGATGTGGTTATGTCAGAATTCTAAAAGGAAGTGAATGGTACGGAAAAGATTATGACGATATTCCACTTACAGTTCATGGTGGATTAACTTTTGCTAGCAAATTTTGTCGTAAAGAATTACCAAAAGGTTTTTGGATAGGCTTTGATTGTGCTCATTGGGGAGATGCTAGTGACCCTTCAATTATGAGTCCTGAATACAAAAAAATGAATGAAAAATATTTATTCTTTCACACTGGCACCATCCGTACTAAAGAATATGTCGAGGATGAATGTAAATCGTTAATAGACCAAATAGCTAACTATGAAAAATGAAAACATGATTTTACGAACCATAGTTGGCAGTCGTGCGCATGGATTAGCAACGCCCCAATCGGACACGGATTATCGTGGGGTATTTATTCAACCTACAAAAGAGATACTTTCTATCGGTGGACACACCAAAACTACCAACTGGATTGAAGACAAAAATGACGATACTTCTTTTGAAATCGGACATTTTTTAACTCTTAGTTTGCAATCTAATCCTACTATACTAGAAACTTATTTAGCACCTGTGGATTTTGCTACCGAGGATGGTATTGCTTTGAGACAACTATTCCCTTATGTTTGGAGTAGTCAAAGAGTTAAAGACGCGTTTTGCGGTTACGGTTTTAATCAGCGTAAGAAAATGCTCGAAGATAAGGATAAACGTCCAAATAAATATGCCGCCGCTTACTTACGAGTTCTCTACAACGCATACGAACTTTTATCTACAGGGGCTTTTACTGTTGGAATCGCCAATACTGAAGTCGGAGAAACTGTCAGACGTTTTAAAGAAGGCAATTTTACTCATGGGGAATGTATAGATGTTTGTAGAGAATGGCAAGCTAAAGTTGAACAGGCTTTTTTGGACAATCCAGTCCACGAACCTAACGTGGATAAAATTAATGAATTCCTATTAAAAATTAGAATGAAATACTTATGAAAAATATACAAAATATAGTCGACAAACATTATGACGAAATGTTCCACGAATTATGTGAGAAACATGACGAAGATTTATATGACATCGTAATTGAAGTCAAGCTAGCCAATCCTGGATTGACTGTTAGAAGGTCTTGGCAAGAACGAGACCAAATGTTAATAGAGGAGGCAAAAAAGAATGAAAATTAACCTTAAAAGATTCGAAACTGATATCAAAGACAAATTTATCGATGTTCGTAAGCATCCAGAATTAGACCTTTGGATTTATAATTATTCTAATAAAGCCATGTTTGATAATCATTGGACTCCAGAATGTCGTATGGCAAGAGGGCTAGTGGTAGACGCAGAAGGAAATATTATTGCCAGGCCATTTGAGAAGTTTTTTAATTACGACCAACCTGAGGCATTACCAATTCCCAGTGAACCATTTGAAGTCTTTGAAAAAGTCGATGGAGTATTAGGGATAATTTTCCACCATAATGGATGGAAAATTTGTTCTAGGGGTTCTTTTGAAAGCGAATTCGCTAAAGAAGCATTAAAAATTTGGAAAGAAAGAGGTTATGACAAATTAAACTTAGATACTTCAAAAACTTACTTGGCAGAAATTATTTATAAAGGGTCACGTATAGTTTTGGACTATAAGGGAATGAGAGATTTGATTTTAATAACCGCAATTGATACCGAAACAGGTACTGAGATGACCTACAGCGAATTAGTTTCACTTTATCCTACATGGACCAAGGTCAAGCGTTACGACTATACTGATTTCGAAGAAATTAAGAAGATTGACCGTAACGGCGAAGAGGGATTTGTAGTTCGCTTTCAGTCAGGTAAACGGGTAAAGATGAAATTCTCTGAGTACAAAAAGATTCACGCTATTCTTTCTCATCTTAATTCTAGAACTGTGTGGGAATACCTTAGAGATAGTCGAAATTTGAACGAAATGCTTGAAAAAATCCCCGACGAAATCTTTGACTGGGTAAAGAAAACTGCCGTTAAGATAAAAACTGATTATGAAACAACTCTTCATGAGTGTTTTTGTGTACTAAAAAAGGTTTCGGAATTATCAGACAGAAAAGAACAGGCAATTTTTCTAAAATCTAGACCTGAATACTGGAATGTGAGTAAGGTGGTTTTCTCGATGTTAGACAAACGTGAGTATGCCTCTATCATTTGGAGAATGGTAAAGCCAGAACTTGATTATCCATTTAAGGAGGATTTAGATGAAGCCTAAACTTATTTTTCTCAGTGGGATGCCCGCATCAGGAAAATCGATGTATGCTGTCGAGCTATTAAAAAACAATCCTGGACAATATGTCAGAGTGAATAAGGATGACTTGAGAGCGACTTTTCATGCTGGGCGTTGGAGCAAATCTAATGAGAAGTTCATCAACAAACTAGAAGAACACATCATCAGAGAAGCTCTGGTTAACAAACTTAATGTGGTCTGGGATAACGTTCATTTAGCACCTAAGCATCTTGAGAGGGCAAATAAATTAGTCAGAGAGACGGGAGCGGTATTAGAAAGAAAATTCTTTGATGTTCCGCTTGCGGAGTGCCTTAGACGTGATGCTTTGAGACCAAATCCAGTGGGTTCACGTGTCATTATGGACACTTACAACAAATATTTAAAACCTACCCCAACTATTCCCGTTTATGACGAAAGTCTGCCAAATGCTTTTATATTCGATATTGATGGAACTTTAGCCCTAATGAGCGGAAGAAACGCTTTTGAGTGGAGTAAAGTTGAGAGTGATGTTCCCAATATTCCTGTAATTAATGTTCTCAAATCCTTATATGCCAGTGGATACACGATTATTATTGTTAGTGGGAGAGATGGCATCTGTCGAGAAGAGACAGAGAATTGGCTGGCGAGTTATGAAATCCCTTACCATTATTTCTTTATGAGAGAAAAGGGAAACTGTGAAAAAGATACGATAATCAAAAAACGCATTTATGACGAGAATATCAAAGGTAAATTTTCTATCTACGGAGTATTTGATGATAGACCATGTGTGATAAAAATGTGGAAAGAATTAGGATTTTTTGTATTTGACTGTGGTGATGGTATAGATTTCTAGTTGACAGCTGGTGATAAATATGTTACAGTTTAGATAGTTAATAAATTAAAATAAAATGAAACTTGATTACAAAAAAATGGTTAACGACATTGGAAAATTAGTTTGGACTGATTTTGTTGCCGACATGGAGTGTAAATTAAGATTACACGAAAAGCCAGGTATCTTTACCCAAAAAGAAGCTCAGAAAATGTCTTTTATACTAAGCGAGATTTATTCTATTTCTCATTGTCTCTGGTGCAGTGCTTGTGGTGGTAAATATAAAGTAGCTAAGAGTATACAAGCTGAACCTGACAAAAGTAAAAAAAGTATACAAGACAAGATAAGGTCAATAATACACGAAAACTTAATTCACGCTAATTTTTTTGCTTTACCATTACCAGAAGATAATTATCGTGGTTGTTTAGGTCATAAACAAGTTAACGAAATCCTGCAAAACGACATCGACAGGTTAAAGAGATTGTGAAGATAAACAAAAATATGAAAAATAACCTTCAATTATTTGACAACGTACCAGTTAATATAAAAACTCAAGGCATAAAGTATGCTGGGTCAAAATTAAAGATAATTCCATACATTACAGAAGCTATTAAGGATTTGCCAATTAAAACTGTACTAGATGGCTTTAGTGGTACGACAAGGGTTAGTCAAGCATTCGCACAAATGGGACTAAACGTAACTTCTAGTGATATTTCCTATTGGTCAGAGACTTTTGCTAAGTGTTACCTATTGCACGATAAAGATAAAAAATACTACCAAACAATAATTGACGAATTGAATGCTGTTAAAGGCTATGATGGTTGGTTTACAGAGCATTATGGCGGTGATGAAGAAATGACAATGAAAATGCCATTCCAAAGAAAAAATACTAGAAAATTAGACGCAATCAGAGACAAGATTGAGGAAATGAACCTAAATGACATAGATAAGTCTGTTGCACTTGCGAGTTTAATCTTAGGACTGGATGCAGTTGACAGCACCCTAGGTCATTTTGTTTCATACTTGTCAAAATGGTCAAGTCGCTCATACAACGATTTAGTGTTAAAAGTACCTCAACTTGTAAAAACTAATGGGGTCCACAATGTGATTAGAGATGATATTTTCAACGTTGTAAATAAAGATGCAGTATATGATTTAGCATATTTTGACCCACCATATGGTTCGAATAATGAAAAAATGCCACCAAGTAGAGTGAGGTACGCTTCTTATTATCACATTTGGACATCGATTATTAGAAATGATAAGCCAAAACTGTTCGGCAAGGTTAATAGAAGAGAAGACACAAGAGACCTAGTTGCTGGGTCAATTTTTGAAGAGTTTCGAAAAAGCAAAAATGGCAATTTTATTGCTATGGAAGCTATTAAAAAGCTCATTCAGGAAACTAAAGCCAAACACATACTACTCTCATATAGCTCAGGCGGTCGTGCAACTAAACAAGAGCTTGTTCAGATACTTACTGAGACTGGTGAGGTCAAAAAAATAGTTGAGATTGATTACAAAAAAAATGTGATGGCTACAATGAGGTGGACAAACGAATGGCTTAATTCAGATGAACCAAACAAAGAGTATTTATTTCTTATGAGCAAACGATAATAACCATATGAAAAAAGCCGTAATTATTGCACGAGTATCAACAGAGGAGCAAAAAGAGGCTGGTAACTCATTACCCGCTCAAGTAGCCCGTCTTGAAAACTACTGCGAAAGAAAAGGCTTTGAAGTTATCAAAAAATTCAGTTTTGACGAGAGTGCCTATAAAAACAACCGAGAAGAATTTGACCATTTAAGAAATTTAATGTTATTAAAAAAATGAAATGTCCATATTGTAATAAACCAGCATTGTGGACGGAGAACAAAGCAATTTACGGTAAAAATTACGGTAAATCTTATATGTGTTACTACTGTAAAGATTGCAACGCCTACGTGGGATGTCACAACAATACCGAGAAACCTTTGGGAACTATGGCAAATAAGGAATTAAGAGATTGGAGGATTAAAGCCCACAATTCTTTTGATAGTCTTTGGAAGACAGGATTTGTTACTAGAAACGAAGCTTATAAAATCTTAGAAAATGAGTTTGGAAAAGAAATCCATATTGGAGAATCAGACATAGAAACTTGTAAAAGAATTATTTATAAATTAAAAAAGAAAAATGGTTGACTGGAACAAGAAATTAGAACCGTGGCAGATTGATAAAAAGGCTCAAAAGGCTGACTCTGAAAGATTTCATGATTTTGTAGAGAAATTTAACAAAATGGTAAAAGCAGACCCAAACTGGATGTTCAAATGCCCTCGCTGTAAAAAGATGATGGTTCACCCTATAGATAAAAAAACTGGTAAAAAAGATAAATATGCTTATTATTGCCCATGTAATCCAAAGGTTGGACTCTTTGTCGCATGAAAAAAATAAACCCTAAAATTTTAACTTATTGGATAGGAAAAATTGGATACCAAATTATAGATGAGATAATTAGCCCCATGTGCGGTATTGATGGAGTAATCGCTGAATTATATTTAGTAGACATCGGTATTTATACTATGGATGACAAACTAACAGCTAAAATCGCTACTAAAATAGTTAAACGATATAAGCTAGATAAAATATATGCTGAGCTAATCCAAGATTGGAACTTAGCTCAAATAGTGTTACTTATTTTAGAGGAGGGAGAGTATGGATACGTTGAAGCTAATTAATCAATTCAGTCGTGAAAAATCTTTTGTTACCAGAGGATTGCCTCTTACTAAGAAACTGTGGAGAGATGGGTATAATAAAGCAATCCAAGATATGATAATTTGGCTGGAGGGACACAATGACGATAAATGATTTAATCAAAGAGGTTGAGTCTTTAGACGAGTGGGATGTTCAAAAACATTTTGACAAAGATTACGACGGAGGTTGCCCTTGTTTTTGGTCTAGAAGAAAAGTGGATGGTAGGATGATAGAAATTCATGGACACTGCTGGAGGACGACTGGCGATGGTATTCGTGGCTCGTGCAATTGTGCCTATAATGGACTTCATGTGACAGGGAAATTACCTCGTAAAGATTTGATGAAAATCGCTAGAGCTTTCAAAAAGAAGCTAGACAAACAAGAATGGTATTCTCCTTACGATTTAGTTGTTAAATCTACCCTAAAAAGGTAAAATAGATTATGAAAGATGAATATGGAGTAAATATATCAGAACTTTTATCAGAAGTTGAAAATGGAATGTGGGAAAGAGATTTTATGGAACTAGGTTCGGTTGGTTATACCGAAAAAGGATTTAGAGCTGGAATCAAAATATTTATGAGTGTATTGATGGACAAGATGTGGGACTTACAAGAAAGAAGTAAACTCACCATGGAAGAGAGAAATAAATTAGCATTGAGTGCTGGCAAAGATATTCGCAAGTTAGTATTAAAATACACGGGTATTGATACCCATGACCTTTACAAAGATGAAATGGATAAAGAAAAAAAATGATTGGTATTTCAAACCGATGGATATTGATATTGGTTATTTTTGTGCTTTACTTGTCGAGAATACGATAGACAAATTAATTTACCGTTGGGCATGTACCAAATATCTTAATCGTGTCAGCGCTAAACAGATGGAGAAAATGGAAGCAGATATCAAACAAGCTATTTTAGAAATCCCCAAACTAGTAAAATGAACTACAAATTCAGGGCGTCGTTTTCAATCCTCGATAAATGGTCACGTGGCTATCGCCTTGATGCTTTGATGATGTATTTCAAATTAGGGACTCAGATTACCTCTCCGCAAGCGGAGTACGGTCGAGAGATGCATGAGGAGTGGAGAGCTTATGTCGAAGAACACAAGCATCTTCCAGATATATTTGGCGGGAAAGAAGTCAAAAATCCTGTTTTAGAAGAAAAACGAGTTATCCAACTAGATGACTGGCTAGAGTTTGTTTTTATTCCAGATTTAATTCACGACATCAAAGGTGGCCAGCATCTTATTGATTACAAGACAGGTCGCACTCCGATTGATTATCATATATCTACTTTTCAGTTGCCTATTTACGCCTACTGTGCCAATAGGTTAGGATTTAATATACGCAAAGCTAGTATTTATCAGTATGACCAATATAAGAAAAAAACTTATAAACAATCAATTGAGATTACTGAGGAAATTCTAAACAAAGCGTTTGAGTTCATGGTCAAAAATTCCTATACCATGCACCAATATTTAGTAAATAATAATCTATATGACCGATATTCAACACAAGATTCAGTACATTGATATAAATCGACTAATTCCCCATCCTCGTAATCCCAGAACTATTTCTCCCCAACAATTCAAGAAACTCTGTAAATCGGTAAATAATAACCCAGACTATTTTGAAGCTAGACCTATTATTTGCAATCAAGACATGATTATCGTTTGTGGAAATATGCGGTATAAAGCCGCCCTTGAATTAGGTTTAGAGGAAGTCCCAGTCTGTGTCGTTAAATTAACCAAAGACCAAGAAAGAGAATGGCTTATAAAAGATAATGTTGAATTTGGACGATTCGATACTGACATACTTTCCGCTGATTTTGATATTTTAGAACTTAGGGACTATGGACTTTCAGATGCCGAGATGGGACTAAATATCGATATAGACTTTGGCAAGAAAAAACCATTTAGTGGAGATACAAAAGCAGATAAACTAGAGATGAATGAACTTGACCTAGATGTTACATGCCCCCATTGCGGGACGAAGTTCCGCCCATGAAATGCGTAAATTGTATCTACCATAGAGAGAGAATTAAACTTGACTCAGGTATAAAGATAAATCTCGACGATACGCATCCCTGTTTGAATTGCAATACCTACCTCTTAGAAGGTAAAATTAAGTAGTGGACGACCATTTTATTAAATATTGGTACATTGTTTTGGCAATAGCACTGGCTATACTTTGGTATAGTCTTGGTGCTAGGATTAAGTATGAAAGAACAAATTTTTCAGACTATGTGGCGAAATTATATCAACCTGTTTCCACCCAAAGAACCTGAAAATTGGGAACTTAAAATAATCAAGTTAGAAAAGCAAAAGGCATTCGCATTCAACAGGGTAGCAGAACATCAACTGGAGGGGCTAAAGCAGGCCCAATTTGGCCTATTCCATAAAATTAGTGATGCTCCTATTTTTTCTGGTATGAAAACTCGTTTTACATGGACAAAACCTTTCGATTGCCTTTGGATAATTGGAAAATCATTTGTAGTTATTCTCTGGTATTACCCACATAAAATAAAATTAGTCCACAAAATACCCTTAGAAGTATTTGAAAACCTCGTAAAAACTTGGAAACGAAAATCTATCCACATGGACGAATTATCTCAAATCGATGGTGTTGAAACTATCGATTTTAGCGTTCTTCATCTGTGAGTTCTCGTCTGAATGTTAGTATCTTAGTTCTAAATAACCCACAACGACTGCAAAATAAGGCACAAATTGCTTCCACAATAGACTTGTCGGACTTGATAATATCAAATCCTAAAGCTCTGAATTTGTGTTTGCATTCTGGAATCATTTGTTGATTAATTTGGCTAGCTTACTGTCTCTGAAGTAGAGATTATAGACTGTTTGAGATGCGATAGCAGCAGTGGCGATTGAACTAAAGACAGCGTCAATATCTTTAAGAGATAATTTACCGCTAAAATAAGAGCTGAGAGCCCCTACAACGACCGATACTAATAAAGAGATAGTATAACTGACCCATCTTTTATTTGGTGCGAATTTTCTAATAAAATCTACGACGATTGGCATGAATGCGCCAATAATGGCTGAAAGTGTTTCTGTTGTCATTTTTTGAATAAAAATTTAATTAATAACCCGATAGCTTCCCATTTTGGTAAGTCATCGATATTTGTTTTTGGTTTACTTTTTTCTTCGTTATACAAAGTGGCATATTGGTTCTTCTCTGTGATAACCGTTGCCAACTTAGATTCAAGTTCGGTTAATTTTAATGTTAATTCATTTACTTTATTTTCTAAATCTTTATAATCTTTGGCGTTTCCCACTAAAGAGCTAATCGCTCCTTCTAAATTGCCATGTTGGGCATCTACTTTATATTGTTCTAATATTTTTAACGCTCGTTGAGCATCTTCTGAAATCATAGAATCCTCCTTTTTTAACCTTAACCATCCTAAAACATGATTATATGATGGATGGTATTCAATTCTAAGCTTACCACTTCCATCCCCCTCTTGCCAATTTTGCCCCAGTGCTTGAAAATTATTTTGATTTCCATTATCCCATAGGGCTACATGACCGAATTCGCCTATATCCCATATACAGATATCCCCTTGAGCGGGAATGTCTCCTTTAGCATAAGTAAATCTATTGAAATAATTTGGTAAATAAGTCGTCCAAATATCTTTAGCACCTTTTACAGGAGGAGATTGAGGGACACCTAATTCTTTACAGTATTGCCTGTAAACATCAGTGCATTGATTGCCATACTTTCCGTCAAAATTCACTTCTGTGTCTATATATCTTTGCTTAAAATCTAAATAATTCATAGTTATTTGTCATAAAAAACATAGAATTTACTTGTGTAGAAGTTTTTTGTTTTAGTCACATTTTGAACTTTATATTTTAATATTCCGTTGTAGTAGTATTTTCCAATGGGGATTTTACAGGGTAATACGATTGGAAAATTGATTACCTCTTCTCCTTTGTTCAGAACCAAATTAAAAGTCTTAGTTTCAATCTCTGTTTTTTTATCTTCTTCAAGTAAGGTCAATTCAACTATGGCTGTGGCATCAACGTCCACCAATGAGTTTCGATGAACTTTTAGATTAACTGTTTGACAAGGTTGGTAGACAGCTCGGTCTACTTGGATAGGAAGTTCTATCTGGTAGTAATCTGTTTTATCTATATATCTAAAATAAACTTCGGGGATACACTGCCCAACGACTATAAACGCTAAAGCGAAAAGTATCATTGTTTGAAGAGAATCCTTTAATTCGTTAATTAGTTTTTTCATTTTTATTCTCCTTTGTGGGAATTTTTGGTAAAGATATAACCTTACCTTTTTTGTAGAAAAATCCAACTATAAGTCCCATTAATCCATCGATATATGGAGATGAAACATAGGTTCGGTCAAACATGGCTACAATACGTGAAAAAAACCAAATTAAGACTACTGCTAAAAGAACAATATCTCCACCATCAAAATCTTTTATATCTGTCCATTTATGAGAATATCGGCCAACAACTACCCCAATTGAAAAAGCTATTAATAGTCTTAATGTTTCCCAAATCATAGTATGTTAGCAAAGAATAACACTCCACCCTTACTTTCGTAAAGATTTGTATTTTGAGCACTACTAAGTCCAGTGGCACTTCCTGTAAAACTTGAAGCATATTCAGCCCTAATCCTTCCAACTCCTCCATATCCACCATACTGGTCTCCTCCGCTACTTATCCCTCCTGCTACATTTATTTTATCTGTACCAATATTTATGTCATACCCTTTTAGAAGACATGAACCACCAGCACCTGAACCAGAACCAGTCTGTCCTTCTCGTGCCCCCGTTCCACCATATAGAGCCAACATTGCGCTAGAATCGCTTAAATCAATTTTTTTAGCAATTATGTAAATAATTCCACCTCCAGAGGCTCCACTTACACCTGAATAAGAATAAGGAACAAATGCTCCGCCTCCTCCACCACCCATCCACATCGTTGAAAGAGTAGCGTTATCAAAAGTACCCCCTCCTGCTCCTGGCGTAGCATTTGATAGTGTTCCTTCTTGATATCCTGCTTGCCCAACTGCTCCATTTCCACCGCCGCCACCACCAGCACGACTAGGCATCGTTAATGGCTTTCCGCCACCGCCACCATTTCCATTAGCCGCAGTTGATTCACCACCGTCTCCATAACTTCCCTCCCCTTGTAAAGCACCTTGGTTACTATCTGTTCCTCTTCTTCCAGGTCCGCCCCTAAATCCTCCTCCAACAGTATATGTCCCCCAGTAAACTCCATCAGACCCACTTCCAAAATTAACTCCATTGACTCCACTAGCCGATACTGTTGCTTTAGCGGCAAATGTTCCATTACAGACTAAAAACATTATTCCACCAACGCGATTGCCATCATAATTATAAGATTTGAGTAAAGTTGTTGTCCCGTTTAAAGTGATATTTGTATATTGACCTGAACTGACAAGTTGAGTTCCTGTTCCATAAGTATTAGATAACTTTCTATTAAAATAAACTGTCGTACCACTTCGATTTATAATCTTCGCTATTTCGTGGACTCCACTATAGGCATTGTGAATTAAGACAAAATCTCCGATTCTTCCACCATCAGTTCCATTAAAAGAAACATTGTCAGTAAATGTTCCGTAATTATTACCAGATGTTCCGCTAAAACTAGCTAATCCTATTCCCTTAGTTCCACTCAAATCTCCGCCAGCATAAGAAAGGCTTCCGTCTTTTCCTGAGCCATAGCCTTGAAATTGAGATGAATATGCCATAATTTATAGATTTTGACTTATAATATACCCGTCATATTGGTTACTAGCAACGCATAAAAAGCCGAAAACATCCGTCTTATTTGACGTTGTTGTTAGAGTTGGGACTGTTCCACCGTCTCCCCATGTGATTCCTCCAAACCAAGTTACAGTTCGACTTCCAGTCGCATCCTGAGAAATACGAATCATAAAAGCTTTTCCTACTTCGGCATTAGTGAGAGCAATCGTATTAGTTGCCCCTAGAGTAATCTTAAAAATCTTAGAAGTAGAAAGGTCACAAGTAAATGTATTACTAACAGCAGAGACAGAAATCATCGTTTTATCTGCTTCGTGTTGGTCGAGCATTGTTTTAATGTTTGAAAAGTTTGTGTTTACTTTTGATGATTGAGCCTTGGTATTAGGCGTAAATGAGTTTATAGTGACTGTTTTTGGCATATTAAAAAAGGGCGCGATTACTCGCACCCGTAAATACTAACTTATTAATATTAAGTTGGTCTAAACTAATAATAGTCTTATTTTTCATAGTTTTCAACTACTCAGGAACTTCAGTCGGAGCATTGGGATTAGCCTCTTCTGCCATTTGTTCCTGATTCCTATTTATATCTTCAATACGTTTAGAGATTTCAGGCAATCTAGATGACGCATCGATAGAGATTTCATTAGGTGAATAATTAACTTGTTGGATTTGAATTACATCAGCTGCCGCCGAGGACAGAGTTTGGTCCCAAACATCTTCATCCCAGATAAACACATCCCAGAGAGAAACTCCTTTTACTCCAGTTTTCATATTACGTATTTTCATGGTTTGACCTGGTTTGACTGATTCGATATCGTATCCAAGTCTTGAATTTTTACCGTTATTATCAACTACATTTATATTGGTACGAATTTCGGGGGCATTTTTGGAATTTAGAATCCTATTTGCCATTATGTCAGCTGTAGAGGTTTTCGTCACACGTCCGTCATTCAATTTGATAGCGTGGATTCCATAAGTTGAGATTGAGGCTGAGTTAGTATAGACACGATACATATTTACCCCTGCCGTTTCAGCACCAGTGAAATAAACTGTATTGACAATATCTTCTTCTCTTCTTGTCGTGGACAGAGAGGTTATGTTTTTACCGATAACAAAATTATGATTTTCTGAAGTCAAATCGGACTTTGCCATATAAATATTTTTATCGGCATCAATTCTCCAATACCAATTTTCAGGCGTAAGTTCAATAATTTTATCGATAGCCTCTTTGACTGTATAAGTATTAAATATATATGAGACAACTGTTTCGCTTACCTCGATACTATCTCCAACAGCTTTTGGTGAGGAGTTACTTGAATATTGAGGAGTCAAAACTGCAACTCCGTTTTTACCTTTAAGTGAATAGTCTAATATAGTATCTCCAGCTGTAGCGTAACCACTCTTTTTCTCGTCAAATCTATAATAAAAGAGTAGGTCTATATCAGTATCGTCGTAAGTTCCAGCAAAATGATTAGTTGCATCAGTTTGAGTCAACAATTTGTTATACATTCTAAACTCATCTATTCTTCCCAATAATCTATAATTTGTATCATGCCTCCATCCTGAAATAGCAAAATCTGAAGTGACATATTTTTGATTAGTTGTTCCTGTTTTTTGAGTTAGAGTCTGAAGTGTACCATCAACATAAAGCTTGGATTGCTTTGCATCTCCATTATAAAAACATCCAATTATATGGTGCCAATTGTTAGCCATACCAGATGTAGTAGTAATACCCCAAAGGTCAGATGCTCCAGTATTAAATCCAAAACTAGAACCAGAAAAATATAAGCCATAACCTGGAGTACCGCCAAATCCACACGGCATTTTACCGTATGTTCCGTTCCATCTCATCCAAAAATCAACTGAGACATAGGTTCCGCTAGTAGTTGTTACTGGCAAAGAACTGACATGAACGGCGTTAGTACCATCAAATAGTAAAGAAGTTCCGTTTGAATAGGAAATATCACATCCATCGGCTTGAGCGTAGAGAATTACATCTTTTAACATAGTGGACGGGTCATAAGAGTTCATTGTCAAAGTTGTATTTCCACTAGAATCTCGAAGCATTAGTCTGGCTAATTGAGCCGCTTTACTCAAAAGAGTGATTTCTAGATATTCATCTACATCAACTACTGGTTTATAAGCTGAGATATAACCCGAATAAATCAAAACTCCGTTGAGATTGTCTCCATCATAGCAGTAAACTTCTACCTCATTATTCAGGGCGACATCGACTCCTTCGCCAAAATCATCAAATGTTCTTGGAAGTTTAATTTGCATTTCTCCTGGAGTTCCATTAATAGTCATACTAAAAGACGGTTCTGATAAGACATCTTCTCCCCATGTTTTGATAAAATTCCCATCTACATCATAGACCTTATAAATGTAAGTCTTGGTAAAAGGATTATTTCGGATATTAGCAATGGTATAATTTGTGAAATCGTAAGTGTTTAGGATGTTTCCGATAGTATCGTTTTGCTCAAAATATCCATTTAAGATATCAGCAATGACATCATTTTGATTAGACGAAATGGCCAATATATTGGCTTGAGTATCGTTTTGAGAGATGGCTTCTGAAATTGAGGCAAGAGTAGAATTTTCGCTTGAAGTAGTGATTTGAATATTAGCTTGGGTATCGTTTTGTTCTGTAAAAGTTTGAGTGATTAATTCTAGATAAGCCACCGTTCTGTAGGCAGGTTCGTTACTGACAGTTGATGGTGTAGAGGTAGAATTATTATATGTAGATGTTTGTGCACCGACAGTTACAGAATGAGTGTGAGAGCAAGGTGAAACTCCTTCACTTCCATTTCCGCATTGATAGCAAGAATCTGCTCCATCAGTAGAACCGCTATGCGTATGAGTTCCGCTTGCGGTGTGAGTATGAGAAACTCCCGTGTGAGTGTGAGTGTTCGCTCCACCAGTGCCACCATTTTCAGTTAAATCATTTCCACATTTCGCATATTTGTCTCTTAAGTCTAAAGTTCCCTTGGTTCCATCACAAAGAACCCAACCTGCTGGTAAGGAGGCAGTTGAACCCAGCCACATACCAACTATATGAGGAATCACGCCTCCAGAAGAATATTGAATTAAGCCTAATTTTTTATAAGCAATTTCTACTGTATCTCCTGACCCTGCATCTGTTTTGGTATATGAAGTTAGGGAGCCATCATTTGAAGCAAGTGAAACAGTGTGTAAATGAGACCAATAAGCAACACTTATCGTACCACCATATTGTCTAAGTCCAGAATCTGTATTTCTTAACCCAGTTTTACCACTATGGGTATGACCTGTTACCGTGTGAGTGTGGGAAATCGTGTGTTGATGAGAAGTTCCTCCACCTGTTCCACCAGCATCTCCACCAGTTGCCGCACCTTTTAAATATTTGTTTTTAATTGCAGGTGTAAAAGCCCATCCAGCAGGGTCTGATGACCCATTATAATGAGTTACTATTCCAGAAACTAAATTTGCACCGTCTAAGTTATCGGGTTTAATAAAAATTATTTCATAATAAGGAGGTTCTTGATTAACTGAAGTCCAATTGACTGTTGTTGATTGAAGTCCACCGCCAGATAAGTTTCCAATATCTGAATTAGCATGATTATGTCCTGAAATAACGTGTATATCGTTGTTCGCATGAGGAGTATCTCCCACAGCACCATAACTACAAGTGTGAGAGTGAGCGACTATTGAGTGAGTATGCCCACCATCACTATGAGAGTGGGTATTTGACCCACCAATTGAATTAGGATTTTCTGTTCCCCATGCTTTAGGATATTTTCCATCCAAAGAAGTTTCTCTAGTCCAACCGCTAGGAATTGTCGCGTTAGTACCCGCCCACATTAAAATCAGCCCAGAAGGAATTTCCATTAAAAGTAGTTAAACTTATAAATATCTTGCATCATATTGGATTGAGAGAGTTCCTCCTACATTATTATTAAAAGTTATTGTTCCCGAAAAAGAACCAGGTTCCCACTTAAAGAATGTTCCGCTTGGGTCACTTTCACTTGTTCCTTCCAATATTGATAAGCTATTAAAATCAAAAGTTACCGATGAACCATAAGCCAAGAAACTAGCATTATAAAAGGAAACCGTTTCGCCTGAATCATTATTGGTGAGAGTGATTCCGCTTGTGGTGGTAGTTCCTGTTCCTGCTGGTGGGTAGTAAGTGATTTGGGGTAATGAAAATACTGTTCCAGAGATAGTAGTTAAAATAGGCATAGAAAGCGTGCCACTAGTGACCGTTAAACTAACGGAATAATTATTTCCGATAAAGAATGGGTCTGGACACAAAAACTCTAATTCCAGTGGTACGCAACTTTGATTATAGTGAGCGTCACCTATTCCCATAGACGAGGCCACGGCTTCGATTCTTCGATTATTATCTAGGGTTAAAATTCCATCACTTTTAGAAATAACATTTAGATTGAGAGAGTCAATTTGGTCTTGTAGACCAGCTGGAGTATCAGCGACGATATATCCTGACATAGTAATTTTTTTAGACGCGTAAGTATCTGACAAAAGTTTAACTCCATTTCTACGAGTAATTTTTGCCGTATCCAAAACTCTTTCAGCTAGATTTCGGTAAACAACTTCTGAAATAATAATATTGTCTGTTTGTAGGTCAAAACTATCAAAAGTAATCATAAATCAAATATCCCACTGTAGGTGGTTGTTAAATTAGTAACCTTTTCGATATCTCTGTCAATCATTCGTGCCCCAGCAAGTTGTCCTGAGAGTAAGGTCACAAAATCACTTACCGTTTCGCATAACTGATATGGAATTAGTATTTTTTGTTCGGTTGTACCTGAGACAAGAGTAATAAGGAATTTATCCACGTCATTAAAATCATATTCGTCCGCTCTCATTTTGATAACTTCGGTAACTTGAATCTGCGTCATGAGTAGACTCCATATCTGGCAAGTTCATTTTGTCTGCCTAAAATTTTAATAACTCTATCGGCTAATTGTCTGACTCTATCTTCAGAGTCCATATTTACATTTCCATAGAAATTAACAGTAAAACCACCTGAAGCACTGTAAGGATTTACATCAACACCATTTCTTGGAACGACTCTTTCACCACCATGAGCTTGAATTGTTACAGGTTCACCTTGAGCACCAGGAATAATTCCACCATGAGCAAAAGAACCACCTCCACTACGGTTATTCCCTCCTCCACTTCCAGCTTTATCCTTCAACCCAATCATTTCTTTGAATTTATCTATAGCTCTATTTACCCAATCAATTATTCCCTGAATTCTACTTACAATGGCATTTTTAATTCCTTCCCAGATATTTCCAGCAGCATCTTTTATAGATTCCCAAACAGCAATAATAATACCTTTAATCCATTCCCATTTTTCAGATAGCCATGTAGAAATTGCGGTAACTATTCCAGAAACAGTCGTATAAATTGCAGTCCAGACTATTAATGCCGCAGTTGATATGTTATTCCAAATATTGGTTAAAAATGTCCAAATTGCATTCCAAACATTTTCTATCCACATTTTTGCATTATTTATCCAAGTAAGAATAGTATTTACTATCATTCCCCAAATTATCTGTGCGTTTAGGGCAATAGTATTCCACCACAGACTCAAGGCTGTTGTTATATTTGTCCAAATGGTTGTCAAGAACAAAACAAGGTTCGTCCATATAGTTACAAAGAAATCGATTATTGCAATCCAAATACCTCTCCAAAATTCTACAAATGTTGACCACAAAGCCCTTAGGTTGGCAACAATAGTATCCCAATTTTTCCATACTAAAAAGGCAACGACAGCAATCGCACCTATTGCAACCATCAACAATCCCAATGGTGAAATTAAAAACATAATACCACTCTTAATGGCAGTAAAAACTGCGACAGCTTTCAATACAATAAACTTTGCTATTAATGCAGTCAATATAGGTAGTAATGCTCCAGCGATAAAAACTACTATGCCTTGTATCAATGTCTGATGTTCTCTAAACCATTTATTTACAGCCTCAATCTTTACCCTTATCTTATCAAAGATATTCTTTATATCAGTTAAAGTTTTTGTTAAGCCACCATTTTTCTCTATCAGTTTACCTATGATTACACCTAAGACTGCAAATCCAGCACCTATCATCAACACTGGCTTCACAATTCCCCATAAGAAACCAAAGAAAACACCTCCTAAAAATGCCGCTAATCCATACAAAGCTTCTTTATGTTTAAGAATGCTACCAAAAAAATTAGATATTTTGTCAACATTATTGGCTAAGAATTCTACTAATTGAGCCATTTTAGTTCTTATTATGTCGAACATTCCACCAACTTCTACACTTCCATCAGAAGAAATCCCCATTACTCTTTTGACAACTATTTCAAAGATGTCACCAAAATTTGACATTGCACCAGCAAATGTTTTTACTTGTCTTAAAGAAGCTCCTCCGTAAGTTTTAATCATCTGTTTTTCTAGTGCAATAGCAACCTCTTTACCGAGAACAGACTCTTGAATCATGTCTATTTCGTCCATTGTCAAATCTCTGACACCTTCAGCAGCCTTACCTGTAGCGTCTTTCATTTGTAACAACGTTTTGTCGAATCCTTTAAGTTCCAAATCTCCCTCATTTATCGCTTTAGCCAGCAATTGGTTGACCTTGACACCTTGAAGATTAAGTTCGTTTAATTCTCTTTGTCTAACTTTTGTTGAATTGAAAATCTGACCCAAATTAAGGGTAATCGAATTAAGTCTTGTTTCATCTATACCTAGTGCTGAAACTGCTTCAGAGATTGCCACAGTAGCCGTTTTTGCCTCATCAAGGCTATGTCCAAATGCAAGGAATGTCCTTGCTGATTTTTCCACTGAAGACCTCATCATTGGAGTCTTTACGGAAAAATCTTCTATCCACCTCATCAAATCAGATGCTTGCTCTGGTGATTTCAATAATGTTTCAAAAGCTACTTTCGTTTGTTCAGCGTTGGCGGCAATATCTAGTAAGTCTTTCCCCCATTTCATCGCATACTGCCCAACGACCAAAGAAGCCCATCTAAAATTCTCTATATTTTGCTTCATGGCAGAACCAATCTTTCCAAAAGTATTTTGAAAAACGCTTCCAACAGCTTTTATTCCCGTACCTTGAGCCATCTTATTTATAGATGACATTACACCTTGCAATCCCTGCTCTACTTGAGCCGCTCCATTTAAAACTAGTTGTATTCCAACTTGATAGTCCATTATTTTCTTCCAGATGGCATTTTGGATTTCATTTTTTCAGATTCCTGTTTTTCCTTCTGGCTTTCTTGATTCATAATTATTAATACTTGGTCTATAAACCAAGCGGGTTGAGATTCATAGGTGTAGTAATCCCACCCAAATTCTTTACATATGACATATCTGGTATAAGCTTCAGAGGGTACAGGTTTTCCGTAGAGAATCTGTATTACCTCTTTTATTAGTTTTTTCTTTCTTCTTGTCCTAGATTTGATTTATTAAAAATCGCTGTCGTAAATTCATAAATCATGTTTCCATCTTCAAAAGGAAGGTTATACAACCAATCCTTTGAAAAAGAACCACTAGAACCATCAGGAGAAATTACTTCTTTCACTAATAGCTCCGCCGCTTTATCTTGCATTTCGAAAAATGCTTGTGGATTTATATTCTCCATCTTAGCGGTTTCAGAGTTGAAACTACCACTGTTTAGCAAAACAGATTGTAATGACCTCATTTGTCCAATTGACAAAGTATCGGCAATTTTAACCGTATAGCCAGTGACTGGCAGTTTAAGCTCTTTTAACGGAGCTACTAGCGTATTTATTTCGTTCATTTTTTTATTTAATTAATTAATAATTTAATTTATTTAGTAAACTGTTCCTTTGTCGTTTTTGACTTGGACATCGACTAAGCGGCATCCAGCATCGACAAAATCTTCAGCTACGAATTCGGCCTTAACTACAAAGAAATCATCTAGTCCTGTAGAAATTTCACCTTCGCTTAGTCTGAACTTTGGAATTCTGATTTTTACTTCTTCATTGGCATTGCCAGTGAATTTCAAAACCATAGCTCTTTTGGTTAGATTATAGTAAGCATTCTTATCAGTTTCATTTTCAAAGAATACGGTATAAGAGCCAGTGACTCTTAGTCCTTTATTCTTGATAAGAGAAACATCGTTAGTTCCACTTCTATAAATCATTTCAAGATTATTTGCGATAGTTAATTCTGTTTCGTTGATTGCAGTAGCAGTACCTGCTTCAGCAGTAGCTAATGTAGAGCCGAAATAAACATTCATGTCTTTGAAAGAAAGAACTGTTCCTGATGTTGTTACTGGAGTAAATGCTCCACTAGCAGCAGTTGGGAACTGAGCCATAAATGATGCAGTCACTTCAGCTAATCCGTCAGAAACGGACATCTTTAATTCATCAACCGCACAGTTTACATATTGTTCAGTATCAGTATCTCTTCCATAGACTAGTGTTGCTGTCTTAGGAGTATTTCCTGAGACAGATGTATAAAAAGTGTGGATGTTTGGTGTACCTGTGGCTAACTGCTCGTTTCCGAGAGCTAGTTTCCACAAATAACCAGAATTCATCACATCTAAATCTATTTTGACATCTCCCTCTGACCATTTCTTTCCAACTACAGAACTAGTGTCCATAATTCTAGAAGTCTTAGCAGAAGTTACTTCGATTGGTTCATGATGACCTCTCATTGATACCTCTGTGAAAGGTAAGTAGACGTCAGGTGTTTTAGCGACTCCTGGGCTGGATTCAATGCCAAGTCCCAAAAACCCAAGTCGACCAATAATGATTGACATATTTTTCACCTCCTTGGTGATTTAATTTTTAACGTGAACTTGTTAGTTCAATTGCATCTATATTAATTTGTAGTAAGCGACAGTCGTGTTCTCTATCCAAATAACTGGCATCATAACCGACTGGCATGACATATTTACATGTTCCTGAAAGGGTAGTATCCATATCAAAGGCAGTATAAACTTCGTCGATTATATTATTCACTATGTCTTCAGCAGTTTCTGGACCTTGTCCAATTTTACTTCGCTCTTGATATATTCTAACCCTAAAGGTGTGGGTTCGTAAATTATGATAATTAGAGCGAAATTCTGAGGTTCCCTTGTCCAAAGTCAAGGTGGCAAATGGATAATTACCGTTTGGATTGCTAGTCTCCCAATCATAAGCCGCCTTTAAAGTGCTCATTTGATTGAGCTTTTGGAGTATTTTGGTTCTTAAATTTTGTACACTCATCTTACAACTTGAGATAATAAATTTCTAACATTATTTAGAAAAAGATATTTTGACTCATCGGCGACAGCCTTTACAAAATAACTAGGAGGACGAATTGCCTTACCCGTTCTTTTAAGCCAACGAGCAAAAAGAAAAGAATCTTTTTTTGTTCCACCTATTCGACGCTGTAAATCATCTATGTTCACATATCCCATTGGTCCACCTCCAGACTCAACCGCTTGACCATATTGATGACCTGCTTGTCTTGTTCCAATATATCGAGAGTCTCTAGACGATTTCTGAATAATAAAACTACTCTTCAAATTTCCCTTAAACATAGGAGCGGTTGCAACTAAATCTCCCTTAATCTGCATTGCTGTTGTGTCTAATATTTGATAGACACTTGTCCCCATAGCAGTTTTAATCCTGCTCAAGGCAGCTTCCAGCGCAGGAGTGCCTGTGATTCTAACATCATAGGTTAGACTCATGTGACATCCTCCTCTTCAAATTCAACTAAAGTATATTCAAAGTGGGGAATTAAATCAGTTTCGTTCCATGCTTCAATTCCTTTGACTCTAAAATATCTTCCAGTAGATGGAACATAAATTTTGTCTCCAGAGAGAATTCCAGAAACAGAAGTGAAAGCGATATAAGTTTGACCGAATACTCCATCAGCAATAGCGATATCTTCGGGTGATGCGCATTGGATGTTGCAAGAAATTCCCGAAAGACTCGTCATTTGATACGACTCTTTGTGAGAATTATTTACGTCTTTTTGAAGGCGGAGTACATTGAGAGTTTGGTCGAGAATCATTTTTTATATCCACCTTGTCGCCATCCTATAACCTTGTAAAATGCTAAAAGCATCATTGACGAAAGATGAACCTTTAGTTGCTCTATCAAAAAATGATTTAGTGATACGTCCTTGTGTCAGTGATTGGAGACCTTCCTTGTTCGTATACCTCATGGCACTATCAGCCGCTAAATTTTCAACTGCTAATTTAACATCTTCGGGGATAACCGAGTATCCAGCTCTGTAAGTTATTCTTGTGAAATTTGTTGAGTATTTAACTGAGTAAAAATCAGTGGCGGAAAAACTTGAACTGTAAGCTAATTGGCTTCCTGGAAAGAAAATGTAATCTTTACTTGATGGAACATTGTATCTAGGATTTCCATTAGTGTCGGTTAAAGATAAATTAATTGTACTTAGTCCCTGGACAATAGCAAGTGACGTAATTGTATCGATGGGTAGCTTACGAGGAAATACTAGTAAATTACCATCAGCGTCGACCTTAGTGTCAATCATCTCGTCTGTGATGACTTCCATCCACATCCCTGAGGCAGTTGTATACCCCATATAACTATTTGCCCTTGCTTCAGCTCCATCTATCCAACTTTGAATCGTAGAGTCCAAAACAGTAGCAGGAAATGTTGTTTGTAAAAAACCTTCTAGGTCTGATTTTGTTATATAGTTTAGCATAATTTTAAAAACATGACTCTGGTTCTTCCAAGGTCATATTCTCAATCTCACCCCCTGCCCGTATGAGCAGGGGGATTAAATTCAAATTTGGCCTAATTATGCTCCGACACAAAATTTATACTGATATATCTCGCTGATAAGTTTCAAAGCAAGAGCTTCTAGAATGAAGCTAGTGTATGAGAAAGTTGTGGAAGGAACATCAACTCGAGACATTGGGATTAATTCTTCCATTTCAATCCAAGATTCACCAGCTGGAGATTTCTCTGTTAAGAGCAATCCACCTAGACCGACGTATCTTGAAGCTTCAACGTCCATGACGGAACCTGTGACAGGGTTGATTATCTTAGACAATTTCATACCACCAGTAACTCCAGTCATTTCACCTTGTGTGATAACCGTTCTCATGATTGAGTTCGATTTTTCAAGGTCATTGGCTAAAGCTTGGAGCTGTCTTGCGGAAGCGACTAAAACTGTTGGGTCTGCACCTACACCGTAAAGTGTTCGTGCCCAATCACCAATACCAGAAGCAGTGATGAATGTGACTAAACCAGAGTTAGTGGTAATTAACTTATTAAGACCTGAGAACTCACTTGTGCGAGTAGCAGCATCTCCGTCAATTATCATTTTTTCTTCACCTAAAATAACTTCGTACATCTTTACTTTTTCACGAGAATCTTGCATGTTGGGTTCACCTGCTCTGCCATTTGAGGCAGCTAAGGCTAATCCACCGACTTCTAGTTTGCGACCCAAAAGCTTATATGTAGCGTATGTAGCGCTATAAGTTTGAGTTGTTTCGCCAGGAGCGGCAGCATCTGCGAAAGCGATAGATGTATTTGTACCTGTTAGACCAGTATCTAAGTTAGATGTCATCATCTTCCATTCAGCAGCTTGTCCAAAACCTTTGGTTCTTGGCAATCTGTTGCGTAAGGGAGCATCAGTTGGTACTAAAAATTTAATTTTTTCGTCCAAATTTTCTGGAGCAAAAATAGACCTGGTTGCTGGAGAGAATGTATATGTACTATTCGTCTCTGCGGATTTTGCGATTAAGTCCTTAATTTCATTAAGGGCTTGGTCAATATCGTTCATTTGTTTTCACCTCCTATAAAGTGAATAAATTATTAATACTACGTTAGTAGTTATTTAGATAGTTCTCTCTTTTTTTCAATTAAGCTAAAGGCTTCATCTACCAAATTTTGTTTTTGGTATTTTTGAGGGTCAGATTTACGAATTTGTTGGATTTCAGATAATCGGTCTTCGATTTTCTGTAGTTCACTTTCTTCGGTCTGTTCCTCACTGATGAAGTTCTTACTGAGAACTACTTTTGAAGGAGCTGGCAAATCTTCCAACTTCTTGATGCGGTCTTGAAGTTTTTCGATTGTTTCTAAAAGTTTTGCAGACTCTCCTGAAGACTTATCTTGAGATTTTTCCACTTCAGAATCGACCTTGTCGATTTTTTCAGCTTCAACTTTCTCCTCTTCCTTAGGAGTTTCCACGATTTCAGACGCCCCTTCAGCAGGGACTGAAACTTTAGCTAAAGACTCGAGTACCTTTTCCATCTTGACATCTAATGCCTTGACAGTTCTTAGGATACTTTTAATCTTTTTGCTGGTTTTTGATTTTTTCTTACCACAAGCTTTTTGAGTTTCCTCAATTTTTTCCTCAGTTTTTTCGACGGTTTCAGATGATTCTTCGTCTGTTTTTTCTTCAACCTTCTCTTCAACTGTTTCGACAGGAACTTCAGTTGTCTCTACAACTTCCTCTGTTTCTTCTACCTTTTCAGATGATTTTTCATCTGTTTTTTCCTCAGTTTTTTCCTCAACTACTGGGGTTTCTTTAACTTCGACTGTTTTGTCTTTTTTCTCGACCTCTTCAGCCTTTTCCTCAGTAACAGCTTTGGCAATTGCCTCTTCTTGTTCTTTTTCTTTATTTAGTTTGTCTTTTATTTTTGTGACTTTCATTTTAAATTTCACCTCCTATAAAATAATTATTAAAGGTTGTATAAAACCAAAAAACCACGACTCGTGAAAGCCGTGGTGTTATCTTTCGATGGAATTACACCTACCTATTGTAAGGATAGATATATGTATCCAATTATGTCAATAGGGCAAATATTGATTTATTTTTGAGGATTTTCCTTGGGTAATTCGCTAATTATATAATCCAGTCCAAACTCCCAAGTCTGATGATTTGTTGGAGCAAAGGATGGTCTAGCGACAATAGCATACCCCATTTTCTTGGAAAGTTCCAAGTAAGCGGTTTGGAAATCTTGTGCTGTATATTTAACTTCTACTGTTTCTGTTTTTTTATCGTCCATATATTTTATAAACTATTAATTTCTTCTAAGATAAATTCTTTATCTCTTTTTTGGTTAGTCAAGTCTTGGATTTGGTTTTCCAAATTAGCTATATCGGCTTCTATCTCACTTTGAGTATATTCACCGACAAGTTGTTTGACCATTACCTTTTTATCGGCAGTTGAGGTCATTTCAACTTCTTTATAAACTTCAAACCTAACTGGACTAATGTCCTCTGCTGATTGTGCTTTTGCTGTTATTATCATATTTTATTTTAACATATAACTTATTAAACCGCACTTGCACTAACTGTTCCGTCATTAGCGACCGTTATCTTATACCTTGTTCCGTCTGGACTTTTTAATATAATACCTTCGCCTGCTACGGTGGTTTCAAGTTTTCCTGCTTTAACTTCTGCTTGACTATCTTGACCGCATAAGATTTGAGTTACCGAAGCATTACCTATGACTACTTGATTACTTGCATCAGTATAAGCACCATATCCAATGGCACACGAATTGACAGCATCTACTTTTTGAGAAGCGTGGTAGCCAGCGTCAGTTCCGAAAAATGAATTAGTTGCTCCAGTGGTTATACTTCTACCAGCGTTATAACCATTAGCAGTGTTGGAGTTACCTGTGGTGTTGGAGTAGAGAGAAGCATATCCATTAGCAGTGTTGTAGTTTCCTGTGGTGTTGGAGTAGAGAGAAGCATATCCATTAGCAGTGTTGTTGATACCTGTGGTGTTGGAGTAGAGGGAAGAAACCCCATTAGCAGTGTTGTTGTCACCTGTGGTGTTGGAGCGGAGGGATTGATACCCATTAGCTGTGTTGTAGCTACCTGTGGTGTTGGAGCGGAGGGAAGCATACCCATTAGCTGTGTTGTAGATACCTGTGGTGTTGGAGTAGAGAGAACGATACCCATTAGCAGTGTTGTAGTTACCACGAGTATTTGAATATAACGCTTGATACCCTGTTGCGGTGTTCTCTGTTGCACTTGCTAATACTGGTGTTAAAACTGCACTTGTTCCCCCTGCTTGTGGAGTTACTACGGGAGCTGAATTATAGCCTGAACCATTATTTGTAATTGTAATTCCATTGATTATTCCGTCACCATCTACGGTATAAGTTCCAGCCAGTCCTGAACCGCCTGTGCCTGTGTTATCAACAATTAAATCACCTGCGGTATAACCTGTTCCACCGTTAGTGATTGTAATTGAACTAACTACGGTTGTGCCAGAGTAACCTGCTTGATAACCAAAGTAAGAATTGTTTGTGCCTTTGACATTAAACTTACCTGCTTGATAGCCGACTGCGACAAGTCCTGTGCCTGTGATGTTTAGGTTTAATGATTCATAACCAATAGCAACTAAATTTGAAACTGTAGTTATGTATCGTAAAGATGCTCCACCTAAAGCGACATTATAACTACCAGTTGTTACGCTTTGTAGAGCTGTCCACCCAGTAGCTGTATTAAAAGAACCTGTTGTTAAATTTAATAAATTTGAACGACCAAGACCAACATTATAACTTGCTTCTGAACCAGTCCCAGCCATTGTAAAATTTCCAGCTTGATATCCCAAGAACAAATTACTATCTGCCACTACTGGACTATAAGCGTGGAAGTATCTATTCCCACCTATATTTATCGTTCCAGCACCTAAAGCGTCAGTTGTGTTGAGATTGATAGAACCATTTTTTGTAAATGATATTCTGTTTACTGACTGCCATTGTAAATCTAAAATGTTTCCAGTAGAGGAGGCGTTGGCGTTGTTGATGGTGGCGGTAGTGTAAGCATCGGCGAGATTTCTACTTATAGCGTATCCCCAATTTGCTGAACCTAATACAAACAAACCTCTATTTACAGATGTTGTATTTTGTATATTATTACCATCATCTACATATATAACTCCCCCTACTCTTAAATTACTTGCTAATGTTAAAGCTCCCCCACTTGTTAATTCCATCGGATACGTATACGTCCCCCCATTTCTTGAATAACCAAACTTTAATGTTGAACTTGGTGTAGTCCCTGATGTAGGGAGGTTTTCTATTATCCAGTCAGAGGTTTCAGAAGAACCAGCACCTGTGGTGTTCCAGACTTTGGCTGAATATTGTGTTCGTGGAGACATTTGGACGGGGACACCTGCGGTTGCTGTGGTTGTATTATTCACCAATAAACCAAGAGTTGAAGTCGTTGTGATATTTCTTCTTCTTCCTTCTACATAACTATCAGAAGCAACTAAACTTCCAAACAAAGTTATACCATTGTAATTAAGGTATGCTTTCATTGTTTCTACGCTTGGGGTAGCATCGGTTGAAACATAAAAGTCAATTCTTGACGGTATTCTTGTAGAACCAACTGTTCCAGCAGAAATGAATCTGATTGACGCACTTCTGATATAATTTGTTCCGTCGTGTCCGTAGCCTACTATTTCACCGAGATAATCACCTGATGTGATGACGGTTGGAGAGGCGTATGTGCCACGGGATTTGTAGAATGAGAGATTTTTGATGAGAGCGTCGTCGGAGTTGGAGTAGATATTGTGGTCGTTGAAAGTATATAGTTTGTCAGTAGATGTTGTGGGATACAGATATCCGCCTGAATTTCTTTGCCAAACTTCAGTTGAGCCTA